AAGGAGAAAGAATCAATACTGCTCTTACTATAGAAAAAATAAGAGACTGGAAAGCTATGGCTAATATAGACATAACTCCAGAAATAGTTAATGATATAGCTACTACATTAACTCAATTCGAAGATTCTAATGCTATGGACTTCTTAGAAGGAAGTTTAGAAAGATGGATAGATAAAAAAGATCTTCCATATGGATACAATAAAGGATTTGTTCAAACAGCTACTTTTGACTGCAACGTTACTAGTGGTATGTTAACTCAATCTGACTACATTGAAAAAGAATTAAAATTCAGATTCAATAAGTTAGTATCTCAATTAAAAGATATATTAAAAACTAACGAAATAATGTTCGTTGCTTACGGACATCCAGATAATATAGAATTATTTAATAGTGCTGTTAAATGGGTAGTTGACCAAAATACTAGAGTAGGTGGAGTTCAATTAGACTATAAATTTGGTGTAATGACAGAATCAGGAAATAGAATACATTTCTTATCTTCATTAAAATGTGCTAGAGAAATAGGTGTAAGAATAGTTGCTTATCCTACTACTGCTAACCATATAACTTTCAAACACTATAAATATTCTTTCAATATAGAAAATACTTATAGACATCCACAAGTAGATAGAGTTCCAAACATCATGGGTACTCATAGATACTTATCAACTGAAATGTTACCAGTTCAAGCTAGAATGGAATTTGTAAACAACGATTTCGGTATAGATGCTAGAGAATAATATTTACATTAAACATAGATAAATAAACTTCTAAGACAATTCTATAATCGGATTGTCTTAGAAGTTTTTACTTTTAAAATTTAATAGAAAGGAGTAGTTACATGAAAGTAATTGAGAAAAAAAGCTCACTTATATTTATAGAAGAATGTTTTCGTAATATTCAGCAAGAAAAAGAAGTTTCTAAAAATCTAAGATTGATAGAAAATGCTGTCAAAAGAGAATTCGATATTTCTTTAGAGATGTCTATAATAGATAACAAAAAGCAATTCTTTGGAATGTGTGTTTATCCTTCTCCTGAAGAAATAAATAGATTAACTGACATGCTACTAGAAACTAATGTTAAAATGGCTGATGTTGAAAAAGTTCATATAGAATTTATGACAAAAGGAAGACATGTTGTAGAAATAGATTCTATTCTTTTATACGATCATAATTTAAATGCCTCTGCTGGAGAAGTTACGGCTATATTATTACATGAAATAGGACACATAATAGCTTCAAATAGCATAGTTTGTAGATTCGAAAGAGCTAAAGAATATATGACTATAAAGTTTGATAATAGAACTAGAAAATTATCTAAAACTCTTCCATTTATGAGAAACGTATTTAAAATAGCAACATTACAACTTTTCTCAAATCATTTTAACGCTCAATTAGCTAAAGAAAGAAAAGCTGATGAGTTAGCATTTAAAGAAGGCTATGGATTAGAATTAAGTAATGTTTTAGGAAAACTTATCGCTAATGGTAAGGGAGAACGTGTTAGAAGATCTGAAAAAGATATGGATAAGGATATAGAGATAACTATAGACTGGTTAATCGTTAATGTTAAAGAATTGCAATATAGAAAAGATAGATTGAATAAATCTATAAAAATGATAAAACTATCTACTCCTTCCATATTCCTTGCAGATCAATTAGATAAGATAAAACATGCTGTATTTAAAGATGATCATAAAGAAATGATGGAAAAAGTTGCAGTAATAAATGAAGCATTTATACTTTCTAGTATAAAAAATTCTAAGGTTAAAGCTCCACATGGATCTATGGATGGGTCAGGTAGAGTTAAAAAATTACAGCTCAGAGATCTTGATATATATAGAGCAGAATTAGAAAGAGTAGATACTGTAGATGATAAGATCTTTTTATTAGAGAGATTGTATGATTTGTTAGATATAGCTGAATATGCAAAACATATGGCTAAAATTGATCCTAGAAAAGTGGTTCAATCTGAACAAGTTATAGATTTATATATAGAGCAAGTTCACGTATTAATAAATGAAGTAAATAGAAAGAAAATTACTAAAACTAAATATGGATTATATATTAAATATCCTGCAGATTATGAAGGGTAAAATAAATTGAAACTGTAGGTTGAAGCTACAGTTTCAAATATTTTTTTGGTGGTGAAAGGAATATGTATATACATGAATCGAATAATGTATTTTATGATACAGAAACATCTAACTTATCTTTCCTTCAAGTAGCCTCAGATTTAAAAAAATTAGGAATCAAGAATAATATGTTTTTCCTGAGATTATATGATAGGGGATTACAAGGAATAGATCCACATGGTCCTATAACAGTTATGTCTAATGAATTATGTCAAAGAATAATGGCTGAATGTATTAGGAATCCATGGTATTATTTAAGAGAAGTTTGTAGAATACCTGACCAAGGGAACAGTAATGGTATACCATATAAATTAAATAGAGCAAACTTAGCAGCAACATGGTGTTTTGTTAATAATATAGACCATTATTTAACAATACCTAGACAGATAGGTAAAACACAATCTATACTAGCAAATCTTACTTGGGCTTATTTATTCGGAACGACAAACTCTTCTTTTGCTTTCTTTGCAACTTCACAAGAACTTGCATCAGAGAACTTAGAAAGATTAAAAGCTCAAAGAGAATTATTACCGAGTTATTTACAATTAAGACAAGATTGTGTTGTAGACCAAGTTTTAGGAACTAAAGATAATGAAATAGATAACATAAGAAAAATTTATAATCCTTTAACTAAAAATACTATAGTAACTAAACCTAAAGCAAGTAGTAAAGAAGCTGCTGTTAAATTAGGAAGAGGTAATACATTACCTATTACATACATGGACGAAGCTGAGTTCATAAATTTCATAGACGAAATTATGATGGCATCGGGTGAATAATTGTGCCCGAGTAAAACCTCTTTAATTGCTGGGACGTCTCTAATTAGAGATAATCAGCAGCCAAGATTTAAATATTCATTCACCTTAACAGTTAATTAAAATAAAAAATATGAAGGTGATAAAATGCAAGAAGCTCGAATTATTACTTATCCTGGTGTACGACCTAATTATTATACTATTGATGAATATGGGAATGTTTATAATAAAAAAACTGGTAAACAAATTATACCGAGAACCGATGGTAAAGGGTATATACGAATACAACTTCAATCAACTAAATCGAATGGTAATAGAATAGAAGTTGCTGTTCATAGATTGGTATGTTGGGAATTCAATGGACCATATGTTGATGATGAACATAGTTTAGTTAATCACAAAGATGGTATAAAAAATAATAATAATCCCGACAATCTAGAATGGTGTTCTAATTCAGAAAATGTCAAACATGCTATAGAAACAGGTTTATTAGTACCTAAAAGAATGTTTAATTTTGATGAAGACATTATAAGAATTGTATGCGATTTAATTATTATCGGTTTATCTAATATTGAAATTGTTGATTATGTTTATAATGGTATAGATATACACTCTGTAGAACATGCCAATTTAGCCCATACAATTTCTGAAATCCGAAGAGGAAAATCGTACAATCAATTATACGAAGAAAGAAAAAAGAATATCGATGTTTCGTTGTATAATAATTTAGATGTATCAAAAATAAGAGAATCTGTAAAAAGTACACGTAACCTTAAAACGGATAAAGAATTAAATGACCTTATTATTCGATACAAAAAATGAAGGATTAAGTAAAGTAGAGATATTAGAAAAAATAACTGGTTACACATCTTCTTGTGCCACTTTTTATGTTAGAAGGGTGTACAGTCATATAAATAGAATATTTAAATAAGGTTCAACGACTATCGAAACCATAGTATAGGAGAAAGACCTATGTGAATAAGGGAGTAGAGTACATCCAAGTGGATGGAAATGGGAGGGTTCCTATATATGGTAATAGTGTATAGGAATATGATATAGTCTGAGCTATATGGAAACATATAGAAGGATAGAAGTAACGATTCTATTCGTAACATAACTGCCAGCATTTTCAACTGCAGCAGCCAATGCTGAGCGAAATGGTGCAGCATATTGTCGTATATTATCAAGTACACCAGGGGATTTAGACTCTCCTGCAGGTCAAGCTGCTCAAAAAATATTAGATAAAACATGCCGTTGGACTGAAAGATTTTATGATTTAGGACCTCAAAAAGCAAAAGAAATAATATCAGCTAATGCTGCAAATAATATAGTTTATATAGAGTATTCATATAAACAATTAGGATTAGGTGAAGACTGGTTTAGAAAATTATGTAGTCTTGTTAACGGTGACCCAACAGCTATACGAAGAGAATTATTATTACAAAGAATAAGGGGTAGTAAAGATTCTCCATTTAACGAAGAAGACTTAATGGCTATACAGGAAATTAAACCTACTGTTATAGAAGAACATTATATAATGGATATATATCAATTAAATGTGTATAAACAATTAAATCCAAAAGTTCCTTATTTAGTCGGAGTCGACGTTGCTACAGGGGTTAATAACGATAGTACTGCAGTATCAGTTGTCAATCCATATACGTTACAAGTCGATGCTGAATTCCGAAGTCCTGTTATGGGTTATCCAGATTTAAAAAGATTCTTATATCAATTGGTTAAAAAATATATACCTAATGCCGTATTATGTATTGAAAAAAACCATGGTGGGGATGCAGTAATACAAGACTTAAGAGAGACAGTATTGAATAGAAATATTTATCATAGTATGTCGAAAGAATTAATAGATGACAATAATGCTAAAATAAATAAAGGTCATATAGAAAGAGAAGTTGAAAGAAGAAGAAACTATGGAGTATTCACGGGAACTAAATCAAGAGCTTTAATGATAGATTTACTGTTCTTAACGGTTCAAGAAAATAAAGATAGATTAACGTCTCATTTCGTTATAGATGATATATTAAAGTTAGTAAGAAAAAATGGGAAAGTACAAGCGGCGGTAGGAGAACATGATGATAGTATTATGTCGTATTTAATAGCACTATATGTTTATACATATGGTAAGAATCTTAATCGTTGGGGAATAGTCAAAGGTATGAAAGAACCAGGATTTAATGCTGATAAAGCACAAGAAGAAGATGCTATGCAATATGCAATGAATAATTTATCTGAAGATGATATGATGTTCTTCCAAGCTCAAATAATGGCTTCTCAAGCAGCTAGTTCATATGAAAAGCAGATGCGAAAAGAAGCATATGAGGCTAGTAGGCAATCCGAAATGATAGATAAACAGATAAATGGTACGACTAGAGTTGAAGATGTTGAAAGAGAAGAATTCAACTACGACTACGATAAAAGAGAATCAGGTTCTAATCCTTGGATATTAAATGATTTTGATGATTTAAATGATTGGTAGGTGTAACTTTTAGTTACACCTATTATTTTTTATTTCAATCTTAACAGTTAATTAGATAGAAAATGAATATAAGAAAAAGGAGAGTAAGGAATATGATAAGAGATAATGATTTTATTAACGGATTTGATATCGAAAGAATATTAGGGGATTTACCTATTGATATAATAAAAGAAAATATTAAATCACAAATAGACGACCCGTTAACATTTATGACAAATCATTGCGATCAAGTATATGAGACTCTCGATGAAGCAATGGATGAGATAGGGCATATTGATGAATATAGATATGAATTACAAGGGATGAGAGATGATTTTAATTCATTCTTGTTAACAGAATTGGATAACAGATTTGGTTTAGGAATAGATATAGATAATTTACAAACCTATGAAATGGAAGATATAGGTAAACACGCTTATGATTTTTTTGTTGTTAATTTAAGAGAAAATATTACAAATTTTTTAAAGAATTATATATGTATAAATAAAACGAACTTAGCTAGTTTATTTACAGAAGAATATAAACGTAAAGATGTCACGACAACCAATATGAAGAGATTAACTAAAAATAAAGATGATGTTGTTATATTATCGAATATAATTTCGGTTTTATATTATATATTAGATCTTGATTTAGATCCTGAAGATTTTATGGAACTTGCAGTTGAACCAGGAGAATATTCAGGAGAAGTAGTAAAAGAGTATGTACGAAATTTTAAAATAGCTAACAACTTTGTAAGTAAACTATTTAATGAAGTTAAATATACACATAATGATGTAATAGACGAATTTGCATCAGAAATATGTTTAGAGCTACAAAATAATTTAATATATAATGATGAAGAATAAAAAATACAGGAGGTAGTTAAAATGGAAAATATAACAAGATTAGAAGAATCTAAAAATAAATTAGAACAATTAAGAGATTCACAAATGGAGATTTTACAAGAGGATGAAGATGCGTTTTCTAAAATAGTTCATACATTATCAGTAAAACAAATAGAAGAAATGGACGATGATGAATTATTAGCTTTTAACAATTATGAAGAAGGTAAATATTATGTAGGAGAACCGGAATTTGAAACAAAAGAAGATTTAGTAGAATATATTAGATCTATAATGGTTTATCTGGTACAATCGTATGAATTTTCAATAGAAATGGATAATCATATTAAAGAACTAGATAATATAACTAAAGAGACCAATGAAGCCATAAAAGAATATTATGGATTTGATAAATCTGATACAAGTGTTACATCGATAGATATAATTGAAAAAGCTATTAGCGAAGGATTAAAAAAAGCAGAAGAATTAGGAGATATAAGTAAATATAATAGTATATTAAAATCTCAAGAAACCTTTAATGAAACGTTCACGTTAGATAGGATAAAGAATTTATACAAAGAATTAAATCCTGAAAATTTAAAGAAAGATGCTAAATGTGATCGTTCAGTTACAATATATAAGAACTATACAAAAGTTCAACAGAAATTAGGTTCACAATATGATTTAATTCAGGTTAAAGATTTAGAACAAAGATTTTTACCTGAAGAGTATCATAATATGAATAACCTGTTTATAATAGCGGTTATAAAATATATAAGTAAATCTATGAAAGATGGCAGATATTCAAGTGATACAGCTTTCTTTGTATCTCAATTAACTACAAATTTATTTATGCTACATTTAGGTAAAATGCCTAAAGATAAAGAAGAAATATTATTAAATAATATAAAAGAATTTTTAGATATAGTCAAATAGGTGATAATAGGACCTTAAGGTCCTATTATCATTTTTTGTTATCAAAAACAAGTACTTAATAGTATTAAGAATAGGAGGAATATAAATGCTTAAAGCGAATGTTATAAAAAAAGATGGGTTTATAGTTTTAAATTGTCCTTATGCTGAATTCTATGTTCCTAAGCAATATACTGAAAAAGAACTCGCTGTCGACTGTGGTGAATCATTTCAAGCATTTGGTATAATGTATTTAAGAACATTTTCAGCTATGAATAAACCAAATGAATTAGAAATATTAAAACTTCCTAATATGTTAAGTTTTTACCCTATTGAAAAAGAAAATAGAAAGATAACTTTAGGAAATGAATTAGAAGCTGATTATATAGTATTAAAGTTTTATAAAGGTAATAAGATATTCCCTTCAGCTATAAAATGTGATAACGCATCGCCAGAAAACTTTCTTAATATGTTATTAGGAGGTCAAATTCCTAAAAATATACCATATGATAAAGTTATAGATATTTTCTTAAAAGTATTTATTCAAAACAAGATAGGATTGCCTGCTCCATCCATAATGCTTGAAATGATAATAAGTGAAGTTTATAGATATGCTGGTGACAATTCACTTAAATATGGTCAACATTTAGCTAAAAACTTTGATCCAAAGAAAAAACAATTAGAATATTCACTAGCTAATGTTAGAACTATATGTAAAAACAACAGTTCATTTGCAGGTATTTCATTTGAAAATATGGATGAGATGATAACATCAGCTATCAATAATAAAAAATATAATAGAATTGAGACTAAAACGCCGCTTGAAGATGTTATTAAATATTAATACAATAATATAACGTAACAGGTTGTTAAATCAGTAAAGTGCTGCTTGAACAATTATTTAAATTTAAATAAATTAAAAATAAAGGAGGAATAAAAATCATGTATGTTAATAATAAAAAAAACATTCCTGATTACGATCATCCATTTAACGTTACAATAATAAATGATAACTCTGCAATAGAAAGAGCTAACCAAGTGTTACCTGAGAGAGTTAACTTTTTATGTATATTCGTAAGTGGAAAGGGTAGAGATAATAAGTTACTAAAAATAACAACTCAAAACGATTTCGTAAAAGAATATGGAAAACCAGATATGTTAAAATATGGTCAACCTATATTAAATGCTTATGCTTCTATAACAGATGCATACTCACATGCTTATTGTATGAGAGTTATGCCTCCAGATGCTTTATATAGTAATATGATAGTTTGTATGAAATATAGAGTACGTGAAGGTAACTTAGAAGTTAAATTAGTTAGAGAAACTGAAATGGCTTTAAATAATGGAGATCAATTAGAAAGTGTATTATTACAAAAAAGAGATGATTCTGAAGATGAAGCTGGATACAAAACAATGCCTTTACTAGCTATAAGATGTTTAGGTAGAGGTGTATATGGAGATAGTTTAAGAGTAAGATTTACAGGTCTAGTTAGAAAAAAATCTAATATAGATTACAGACCATATAGAATGGAAATTTTAGACATTGAAGAAGGAAATAATGTTGTTGAATCATTCGATGGAAGTTTATATGACTATGCTGTAAATTCTCGTTCAATGCTATTATCTGATATAGTTGATGGAGAGTCATTATATTCTTCAAGAATAGGAATGCATGTTAATGACGAAGCGTTTGAACTATTATACAACGAATATAAAAAAATGATGGAAAGTCAAGGATTAGATTGTCCTGTTGAAAATTATAGACTATTTGACCCTATATTCGGTGTACATAATAACCAAACAAAAATAGCTAATTTAATAATAGATAATTCAGAATTAGCTGTAGATAGAATAGATGGTGTACCTCTAATGGGAGGTAATGATGGATCATTTGCTAATGGTATAGAATTAGAAGGAGAAACTTTAGAAAATCTTTACATAAAAGCATTTGCAGGAGAACTTGATAGAACTATATTATCAGCTAGAAGAACACCTGTTAAATTTATGTTAGATGCTAACTATCCTTTAGCTGTTAAGAGAGCAATGGTTAATTTAGCTATAACTCGTTATGACGCATTTGTTTATTTAGATGGAGGTATATTAACAACTCATGATGAAGGTTTAATATTTGGAGAAGATACTGTTGACATGAACTATAGAATAGTTTCTAAAGGATATCAACATTATCAAATAAGAGATCCATTCAATGGTAAAAAAGTTGAAGTTACATATACTTATCATTTAGCTAATAACTTAGCTAGACATATAGAATTAATAGGTTCTCATGTACCATTTACAGGAGAAGCATATGCTACTTTAACAGGAGCTGTTAAAAATAGTTTATTACCAGCTCTTGATGAATATGATGAAAATAGAAAAGAAGAACTATATGACTTAAGATTAAACTACTATGAAGCTTTAGGTGAAAACTTATTTGCTAGAGGAACTCAAGTTACTGCTCAAGATTTAGATTCCGATCTAAGTGAAGAACATAACATGATAATGACTCTTGAAATAAAAGATATAGCTGAACAAGAAACTATAGCAAGAAGATATAATTTTGCTGAACCTGAAGATAGACAATTATTTACTGAAGTTCTTACTGAAAGAACTAAATCTTACAGAGATGTAGTTAGAAGTATATCAGTTCTTTATGATATGACTAAAGAAGAAGAAGCAAGATCAGTATTGCATTGTTATGTAGAAATAACATTCAAAACTATTGCTAAATCTTCAATAGTTGAAATAAATATAAATAAAAGAGTATAAGGGTAGGTGAATATAAATGGCTGCAGATAATCAAAGAACATTACAAAGTAATATTAAAAATAATACAACTGATATGACTGGATATTCGCTATTCCTTGGAGGATTAAACGTTAAACGTGCTGCTTTAGAACAATATAACGTATTAAAAACAGGAAAAGGTAGAATATTCTTAACTAAAATGCCTTATTTCATGAAAGAATTAATGCCTCAAGCAACTAAAAACTTTAAACATGTTATAGAATACGGATTTATGGATATACAAGGTATACAAGATTTAACAATGGAATTTGATAGTATCACTGGAGGATATGCTGGTAGATCTTTCGAAATACCAACTATCTTAAAAGATGAAACTAATGAAATCACTATTAAGATATTAGAATTTGCTGGTTCTCCAATGAGAGAATATATAGAAATGTGGCAAACTGGTGTATCTGACCCTAATAGTGGATTTACTCATTATCATGGTTTAGCTATACCTCAAGCTGATGCTAATGGTAACTTTCAAAAAGCAAAAGTAGAAGTTTCTCAAGCTAACCATAGTATGGAAGCATTCTACGTAATGACTGATCAAACAGGATTTAATATAGAATTTGCTTGTATGTTATGTAATATGTTCCCTAAAACTTCTGTAAGATCTCATTTCAATCAAACATCTGGAGAAATGGCACATGTTGAATTAGAATTAGCATTCACTTGTACTATGTATACTTCTCCTGATATAAATGCAGTTGCACAATTATTATTAAATAAATATAGAGTTCTTTATAACTACTTAGATTTCCAATCTGATACTGCTTCTGAAACGAACGGAGTTAAATATTTAGATGGTAATGCATTCCCAGCTACTAATATAAAAGACTGGACACTTAAGTAAGGTATAAATAAATATAGAATACATCTTTAGATGTATTCTATATTTATTTTTTTTTTAAAATCCTCCACCAGAATCGTTATTTTCACTATTTGATTTTTTAAGTGTATCTTTAACTACTTCTAGTCTAGTTTGTTCCATTATTTCATCAATTAATTCCCAAGGTAACATAGGCAATACTTTTCTTGAGAATTCTTTTCTAAATTTGTCTTTTAATATATTTAATTCAGGTGTTTCTTCTGCATATTGACCGAATTCTGATTTTTCTACGAAATCTAATATTTGATCTCCATATCCTAACATATCAACTAAGTTGTTATTAGGTAATGTTTTTGGTCTTTGAAGTGTATATCTAAAATTAGCTATATCTTCCATTTCGATATCAGTACAATAACAAAGTATTTTTTGATACATATGAGTTATATCTTCACTAAAATTATCTTGATACAACATTACTCTTCGTAAATGCTTAGCGTTAGCCATTACTAATGTTTTAGCAAAATCAGCTTCGTTAATATAATTCATTATAACTGATGGGACACCAGTACCATTGATGAATGCTTGTTTTAAGTTTTCCATTAGTTCATCTTGCATATTAACATCTTGACCTTGTATTACGTCCCAAGATAATCCTCTTTCTCCAGATTCCCCTTCAGGAATAAATAAATCTCTACCTGTACCTATCTTACTATATATAGAAGAATAATCCATTAAATCTCCTATACCTATTTGCTTAGCCTTCCATTGTCTTGCAACATCCATTGTTTTATTTATCATATTTTTATCTATCCCAGAAGTTTTAACATAAGTTACTATAGTATCTTGTGATTTAGTTAAATAAGTAATCATATTAAATACTAATAAAGAAAGATAAAGTTTAGCATAGAATAATGATTTATATATCATTGATTGACCATTTCCATTTTCATCTTCATTTACTGAGAATCTACATATATGATCACCTGGTATAAATTGATAATGTAATTTCTTTTTATACATATCATTGTACATTAATGAGTTTATTATCAGCTCTTTAAATTCTATATTATCGTTAAGATATTGCTTATTAAATGATTTAACAACAGCATCTGCTATATTAGCAATTAAGTTTTGCTGATCTGTCGTTTTATTAGTCATATTATCTATTATATTAGTAAATCTATGACCATGTTTACAATGATGGTTTGTTATATCTAATTCAGTGTCATGTATATAATAATATCCTATAGTATAGTTCATAAGTTTAACTGGAATAACCTTTTTAGGGTCTAAAAGTTTTATATAACAACCTTTAACATCACTCCAGTCGTCAACTTTAAAACTTTTTACACCATCACTAAAGCCTAATGATGAATATTTATTTTCACCTTGTTCTTTTTTCTTTTTACCTTTATTTTGTTTAAGTAGATTTGTTAATGAATTAAATTGTGCCAAATCTTTCATTGCACCAATCATACTATTATTTTCTAATATAGGTAAAGGTATATCAGCATTATTTATTTTTATATTTTCAGATATATACGATACCATATCATCTGGTTTTATATCTTTATATTGAGGATTAGATTTATCTAATCTTAAGCTCTCTAAAAAAATTTTAGCATCCATAGCCTCCATAGATGCACCATTTGTAAGTTCCATTTTTTTCTTTTGTGCATTTTCATATAATTTACTTTCAGGTATAACATAAACAAAATACTCTCCGTATTTTAGAGTTTTTGGTACTATATGTTCTCTTATTATATAATTAAGCCCATGCGCTTGTTCTTGTTTTTTAACTTCTTCAACTAATTCGTCGTATTTGTCATCTTTATCCGTACCATCCATAGAGAATGTTAATGATCTGGATATGTCCGCACCGACATCATCCGCTGATACTATATCATCTCTTGTTGTGTTTATAGCTTCACTAAGTTCAACTAACTGTTCGCTTATTATCTCTAAGTCATTGAATAATAAAGCTTTGTTTTTAAATCTCTCTTGGAATGTACTAAATATTGACCCTTCTCCTGATGTGAAAAGATTTTCTAATGCATTTTCATTTCTAGGATCTGTTATATTAGATGCAAATTTTCCGTTATTTGAATTTTGTATAGTATTTATAAGAAATCTACTTAAATCGTTTTCTCCTCCGTAAGACTTCATTTCTTCCATATCATCGGCTATAACTCTTTTTATTTTTTCGGACATGGTGTCGATAGCTATTTTATTATTATCCATATCTACATCATGTGTATTCATAGATATCTTTTTATAAAGATCTTGGAATAAGTCATTCAACTTAACTTCTTCTTTACTAGTCTGAATTACTTTTTCTTCTTTCTTTTCTTTTTCAGTTTTATTATTAGCCATATTATCAACTCCTTATAATTAGATTATTTCATCCATAATATAAGTAATTGTTTTATTGGGTAAAAAAATAATCTTAGCCAAATGGCTAAGATTATATTGTAAATTCACCTTGATATCCATCACCTGTTAAATTGCTATAATACATCATTCTTTCATAGCTTACAGGTCTATAATGATGAACATCCACACCAATATTAATTCCATATGGTTTTATAAATGCTAAATCATGCACGTGCCCAAATAAATTATGCATATTAGGAACGTGTTTAGATGGTTCGTGACACATGTGTATTAATTTTCCATCAAGTTCAATTAAAGCTCTATCTTCAAATACTTTAACAAATCCAGCTTTTAATAAATCCTCTTTTGTGTACCCATTTTTCTTCTCATGATTACCCATTATTAATCTTACTTTACCATTAAGTTTCTTTAATACATTTAAATTGCCAAAATCACCTAAATGATATACTACATCATTAGGTTTAATTACTTTATTCCATTGCTTTATCATTTCTTTATCCATTTCATTAACACTGTCAAATGGTCTACATGTTTTCACTCTAGTTTTATCAACACCGAAATGTGTATCGCTTATAAACCATATATGATTTAATTGATCTCCATTAAACGTTCTACTGGTAAATTACTTATTGAATTATGCATAATAATTTCCTCCTCTATTTTTATAATTATAAAATTGTTGAATATAGACTTTATTTGTCTATATTCAACATTATAATATGGTATTAAAATTATGAGAATTACATTAATTTAAATCAAGAAATCTATATAAATAAACAATTTTCATTTCAAAAGTTATTTCATCTTTTTTATTTCTTTCTTCTATTTTATTTTCGAATATGCCGTAAAATGATCCATTATCATTGTCTTTTGCTTTAAAGTTAAATTCATTTGATTTATTAATCATAGGAAACAACTTATGTGTTAATAATAAATCATAATTTCCTTTTTTAATGTTTATAAATTCTTTATTATTGAATCTTTCTATTAAATCATTCAAATTACAACTATATTTTGAATTATCTATTATTTCATTTATATAATCAATATTTAATTTTTTACCATTTTGAAATTCTCCAACTTCATAATCCATTTCTATGTTCCTGAAAAAAAGTTTATTGTTGTCTGTATAAAAACCTAAAATTTTACTTTTCCCTGCTTTTAAACAATCCGAGATTACTTTCATATTTAGCTTCAATAATTGATTTTCTTTTATTTCAAATAGTTTATTTAAATTTGTATTACAATATACTCTTCCTGATTCTAATTTACTTTCTAAAGAATATCCTATTCCTTTATCGTTTATATAAACTTCATCAAATATATTTTTTATTATTTTAACATTGTTTTCTAAATCTTTAAGAAAAGAACTTTTGAACTTCTTTTCTTGCTCTTCAAATAATATATTCATATAATTACTCCCTTCTGTACTTATTTTCTTCAGGATTTATTTTACTTGTATCTTTACCAAATTCTTTTGCCACCATTTCTAATACTTCCATCATATTTGGTAAATTCATCCAACGTACTCCTGTCATTACAGGATTTTGACATAACATATTTTCTACAAAATCTTTTCCTGAATCGTACATATCTCCTTTGTCATTGTTCATTTCAAAAGCTGTATATCTATCATAAACTTTTTCATCTAATGATATTTTTCCAACTAATGTATGTGGACCTATGTTATGTGCTATTTTAATCGAAGGGTATAATGAACTAAAGTCAAAATCTATTACATACTTACGTACATATCGATTCCTAACCCCGTTTACTACCATACCATTCTTTTCACTATTTAAATTACTATCCCCAACTAACGCTCCAGCAAATTTCTCTTTTTCTTCTTCGTCTTCGTCACTATCCCAATCTTTATCATAATCCATATTTATATTATTCCCTATAATATAACCTTGTTTTAAATAATCAACATAACATCTGTTTCTTAATAATGCTGTTTGACTAAAAACTTTTTTATAGGGAACACTATTTAATATACTTCTTGTATATAAGTTATCTAAATCTGAAGTTTTTCTTTCTATACCATATTGTAACAAAACGTCTTTTATATTATATAATAAGAATTTCTTATAATTTACATACGGTAAAGTTTTGATGTTTGCTTCTTCACTATAATCTAATTTTTCATCTCCAAGTTCTTTTTGACCTATTATATTAAGTTTAACTGAACCTAATTCAGATTGACCTTTTCTTATTTGTGCATATAATATACAGTCATCCACCCATACTGTATAATCTGAAATTGTAAACCAATCTTTTTTCATTTTCATCGCAAAGTTCTTTTTATCCGCATAATAATAACATCTTTTTATCGGAAAATCTGGATGACACATTATATCTGCTGGGTTATATCCTAATTCAGTTATTCTGTCCATTATATAGTTTGCGTCGAAGTTCATATTCCAGAACATTAAAAAATCTGGTGATAAACGATGTATTAAATTAAAATAATCCTTTAACATCACTATTTCATCTTTTTCGTCATAGAATATTATATTATATTCAAAATCTCCATATGATTCATCAAACATATTATGACATTCTTGTTTAAATAAATCTAAGTTATCTTCAAGTTCTTGTATCTGAGGATTCTTTTCATTTCTTAATGCAAATGTAAAACACTTTCTACTTGTTTCATCTATTAATGTTATTGCATTTATAGGTGCAACCCCATCTGTAACAAACCCTTCTACGTTTATACCATCAACCTCTATATCTGAGTACGCTTTAGATATTGGTTTTGGTTTATCGTTTAAATAATGACAAGAAAACTGAATTCTATAATAAGATTCAGGATCGTAATCACTTGCCATTACATATTTATATTTGTGTAAGTTTTTCATTGCTTTTCTATTTTTTGTTTGGACACATTGTTTATAATAACTTTCATATTTACCACCTGCTATTTTTGCTATATCCCTAGTTGCATATTTACAACTTATATTCTTTTTCTCAACATGTTCTACAGGTAATGTAAACTTTGGATAATCGTAATTTTGATATTCTGGTTTTGTAAAGAATACGTCCATTGTAGGATTTAATATAGTTTCTAAATGTTTTTTACCCGTTCTTAAATCTTTATATATAACATCTATAGAATCTACCCAATTAGTTTGAGCACTTGGTTGATTGTATATAACATTTATTAACATAACATCGTCTCTATTAGTTTCTTTTAATTGTAAAAATTCCATATAAAATACCTCCTTATTATATAAATTATTTTTCATTCATATATTTTTGTTAAGTTCGAAATAAGAATTAATAAGACATGAAAAATCACATTTACATGTCTTATTAATCTTTATTTATGGGTGATTATATTCTAATTATTAAATATATGTATAATTGGTGAGATTTTATTTTAACTTTCCGACAATATAATAAGACAAAGTGATGTATTGGAGGTCATTGGTATGAGTAAAGTATGGTTCACTTCAGATCTACATTTCGGTCAACAGAGGACACTAGATCTGAGTATGAGACCGTTTGAAAATGTTAAAGAAATGGATTTTATTATGATGAATAACTGGAATGCCTTGGTAAAACCTGATGATACTATTTTTATATTAGGCGATTTCGGTATTATGAAAATTTTACCATTTCTTAATGGGAAGAAAGTCTTAATTAAGGGTAATTATGAAAGACATGTACCTCAGTTATTAGAAGGTTTCGAACCTCAATTTAAAGAAATTTATGAGGAGAAACATATGATACAAGTTAATAAAAATGGTAAGGAGTATTTTATAACTATGGTTCATGAGCCTTCAAGAGTTAAAAATGTACCAATTGATGAAACCCATATCAATTTATTTGGTCATGTTCATAAATTATGTATGATTAAACCTTATGGGCTTAATGTTGGAACTGACTGTCATAATTACGATCCTATAAATTTAGAGACAGTTCTAACATATCATGATGCTATATTAAACTATTATGATGAAGATGTATTTTATTAAAACTAAATAAAGGAGGAAATAATATGGATGATATGTTCAATGATTTAAGCAATGAAAATTTACAAGATAATTCTAATTTTGAAATGCCTGAAGATTATGATTTTATAGCTGAATATGAACAGATGATGGAAGATTTAGATAATCAAGACCCGATAGATATAATACCAGCATTTGATGAATCTGATGATTTCTATCAAGCTATTGATAATTGGGATAATGGTGAATATATAGAAGAACCTCTTGATAAGTATTCGAGAAAAGGTAAAAGATCGTATGATAAATATAAAGAAGATGAAAATGAATTTAAGAAAGAGTTTGCTGAGGAGTTAGCAATGCTTTACGATTTACTTGATGAAGCAAATAAGTTTAATAAAAAATTAAATAAGAAATATGATGATATGGATGGGAAGAAAGCTAAAGGGACATCTAAATATACGAATGATTTAATTGTGTCTATGCTATCTTCCACAACAGCTAGACTACAGATAATAAAAGAAATAAATGCACTTAAAAAGAATATTCAAGAACTTAAAATTAAAGCTGATGGTAAATATGCTAAGATGGGTGGAGATGGTTCATTAGAAGATGATGCTAACAGCTTCTTCCAAAATATAATGGGAGTAGGAAGAAATAATTTCGTGTCAGCATTAAATAATGATCCTGATTTCCAATTATCTAGTCATGAATATTCTAATGATGATGATATTGAGTATGCAAATTCTTTACCTGATGCACAAGATGCTATACATGATATGATTAACGAAAGACTAGAAAATGAATCAGGGTTATCTAGTAGAAGTATAGAAGCTGAAAAATATATTTTATACGAAAACTTAAAACCTGAAATAAAAATTCTTAGAAACGCAATGGATAATTCATGGGAAGTTATTGCTGTGGATAAAGATGGTCAACGTATTACAGATTATCCAGTACCTGAACGTAGGGATTTAGGAAAATGTAAATTTAGTGCTGATGGAAATTGGATGACTGATGCATATGGTAGATCATATAAAGTTATAGAAAAATTCTATTAGGAGTGTATACTATGAATGCAGGTTTTTGGTATATTTTATTAATAGTGGTAGGAATTATAGCTAATTTTTACTATAGAAAAAAATAGGGAGGCGTTAATATGCAAGATTTAAAGTTAGACGTATTTGATAAGTATTATTTAATAATGGAAATTGAAAATAAAATTATGGAATTAATCGATAAAAAGAGAGGACCGTCTAATAATGATAAGATAGATATCCAAACTGATATTTGGTTAAAATTACTAGTTATGATAAAACATTGTGATGATAATAATAAAAAATTACATCGTTTTATGTTTGAAGTAGATAGAATTGGAGAAGTAAGTGATGGTGACCATAGTTTCGATGAGTTATATATGCATAGAACAATGTTATTTGCAACTATATGTAATACTTATAAAGAAAATGCTTGGAAAAGTTGGCAACATCATCATGATGAAAATTTCCCAATGTACGATGACTATTTTATAGTAGGAGTAAATACTCCAGAAGGGCAATATTCATATCATTGTCATAAAGATTGGTGGGATAAATTTAATGTTCCTGAATTAGAAGAAGCACCACCATTTGACGGTCATCAACCGGATGATGTTGAAAGGTTGTTAAGTTTAATAAAAAAAGAAGATGAATAGGTTAATCCTATTCATCTTCTTTATGGTTTAAAAATTATATTTCCTGATTTGAAATGATCTGTATCTATATCCCCTGTTAATATTAAGTCAACTGGCTCATTGTCAAATACATCATTATGACTTATTATAAATATCTGTTCACTCTTAACTTGTGATATAAATGAATATAATACTTTTATAAATTGTTCTCTATTCTTTGTATCTAATGGTCCGTCTAATTCATCTAAACAAATAATATCATACTTAGTCATTGATTGCATTATCAATGATAAACTTAATACTATAGAAATGAAACTAGATTCTCCTTGACTTGCGAAACTTATATCAGGAACTTTTATTCCAGATTTAATAAATGGTATTCTAAATTCGTTCTCATCTATTAAAAATCCTTCTATCCTCAATTCTCCATTATAAATCGTATCTAAAAGATTATTCATCATTATAGGACAGTTTTTAAGATATACTTGTAAGAATATCAATGGTATACCTTTAGAAGCATTTAATGAATCTCTAATAACGTCGATATCCTCAAATAATAATTTTAAAGCATTGTGTTCAGTTATTAGATTATTATATGTTTCTTTATTAAAAGATAATTGATTTAATTTAATCGTTAAGTTATTTAAGAATTCATTTATTCTATTTAATTCTAACTTATCAGAATTCATTGTGTTGAGACAAAGATTTCTTTCCATTTTAAGATTTTCAATTTCATTTATTCGTATTTTTAATTCTTCTAGTTTAATATGCATACTTTCTATTGAATCACGCACTATTAAAGCTTTTATTATTTCCTGTGTATGACTTTCAATATTAGATATTTCTTCTTCCAGTTCATCTTTAATTATACTGTTTACTCTTATTATTTCATCCCTTTCAGATACTTTATCGTTTAAATTTAATATTTTATTCTCAATTTCTATTACATCTAATCCAGATGATTTTATTATATCATACTCTTTTTCAAAACTATCTAAGTCTTTTTTATATTTTTCCAATAATTCAAATTTTTCCGAATCGTCTATTGATAAATTTAATAAATTTATATTTATAATATCTTTACTCATAATATAATTCTCAAAACAACTCGCGAAGTTATATTCAATAGGAATTTGATATTCGTGTTCATATGTTTCTATATGATTCTTTATAAATACTAAATTATTATAAAGATTAAATAATTCCTCATATCTAAGAATTTCTTTATTGATTCTATTACGTTCCTCAATATATTTATTTAAATTATTCTTCTTACCTATAGTTTGTAAATAAAATTGTTTATAAGGACAATCCTCTGTACATTTATTATCTCCTATTTCAACATCAAATTCTATATTGATATTTTCAATATTGATAATTTCAGCATTTAATGCATCGTAAGTTGATTTGTTATTTATATTGCTATCTTCAAGACGTTTCATTATATTGTCGTTATTTAATATGCTCTCCATAAGTCGTTTGATATCTGCGTCACTGTATATATTAAGGTCTCTTATATAATCAATAGTTTTCTGACAATGATCTTTTAAAATTAATAGAACAGTTTTATCATATTTAGTTCTATTTCTCAATTCAGTTTCTAGACGTTTAATATCATTATTATATTTACTTATAGTTTCTTTAAGATTTTTAATTCGCTCTACTGATGCAGCTCGTTTTAAAGTTTCTTCTAATTCTTGTCTTTGATTGTAAAATATATCTCTTTCAGATATAGCTTTATCTATTTTACTTTTAGAGTCTATTAATGCTAATTCTAATTGTTGTTTATTCTTTTCAGCTGTTAATTCATATTCTTCTTTAGACATATTGATGTTAGATACTAATGATAATAGGGCATCAGCAGAACTTATTTCATTCTGTAATGTTTTAAATGTTTCATAGACTAACTCCTCATCATCTATTTTTATATCTTTTATTTTATTTTCTAACGTTATTATCTCTTTCTGTAGTGCTTCTTTTTCTATTGTATATAATTCAATTTCTTGTTGTGTTAGTTCTATTTGTTTATCAAATTCATTCTCATTTTGTATATTGAATTTATTAATCTTTTCTGCCGTACTTTTCATTACTGCTCTTACATTTCTATATTCCTCTGATACTTTTTTATAAAATCCATTGTATACTTCTATATCAGAAAATAGTTTAGTTGCAAAGTTTTTTCTATTAGTTGATTTCATATTAATTAAACTTGTTACATTGCTTCCTAATCGCATAAGCTTTAATAACTCATGATCTATTCCCAAATGTTCATTAACCACTTCTTTAAATGATTTAACATTACCATTTGGATTAAGTTCCACACCATTTTTTATTATAAATGATTTAACGGACTTGGTTTTCTTAGAAAATAAATAATGATGTTTGATTATATATTTATCTTCTTTATCTACTATATGAACTTCTTTATACCCATCTTTACCTTCTATTATTAAGTTAGTTTCACCTCTAACATCCATATTACCACTGTTGGCAAATGGGTGTAGTTCAGATAATAAACTTGTTTTTCCTGTACCATTAGGTCCACATAACAATACTAAGTTATTTTTATTTTTAGTTAAATCTATTTCCACTTTAGTTTTCTTCATTCCCGCTTTAATGTTAACAAAATTTTCTAATTTTAAATATGTTATTTTCATAAATACCTCCTTTAACACAAAAAGATAAACTCCAACCAATATTGGTTGGAGTATTGTTTATATTAAATTGAAACTATAAATACCGTGTTTCCTCTTTCTATAACTTCGTTAAAACATTCATTTAAATCTACGTCTATTGATCTATAATGAACTCTATATTTTTGATTATTATTGGTTTTTTCGTATTCTATAGCTGATGATCTTGCAGAGTTTACTACAGCACCATCTATTATGATAGTTTGCCCATTACAACAATCAGCCATTATAACGTTATCATATTGATATACTCTATCAACGTCTATTTTAAGAGTTGCATCGCAAGAGTCCATTACTTCAAACTTCAAATTTTCTATTTGATGTTCTGTTAATTCAGCAGAACCAAAATCAGCTTCTTGGATATATTTTTCTCTTTTTTCTTCTAATTCTTTTAGTTGTTCATTAAAACTATTCATACATTTTAAACTTAATAAATCTGTTGATTCAGTTACAAATGCATGTTTTAATACTAATGTTAGTTTCTTTTCTCCTAAATCTCCTTTAAGATCAGATAAATCTGTAATCTTACAATGAGGATCGTTGTAATCACCCTCCATCGGTATGAATAACGCATCTTCAAATTGTTCTTCTAATTCTTTATTTAATAGGTCTTCTAATAATTTTGTATATTCGTCTACAACATCATCGTCTTCATGTGATAATTTATTTTCCTCATCTAATTCTTTAAGTTGTTCTTTTATAGTTTCTTTATTTTCTTGTGTTAATATCACTGCAACTACAAATCCTATAACTGTAGGATCTTCATTTTCTATATCGTAAGTTATTCTCAACTCACCTGCTGTCTCTATCATAACAACATTATTTTTATCTCCTTCTTTGTGTATAACAATTACATCGTCATATTTAAAATCCGGTCTTGATGCAAATAATGTTTGTGCTGATAATCCCATTATACTATCTTCTTTATTCCATACATAAAAATTCATAAATCATTACCTCCCAATACTTTATTTAAATTCTAAATTATTGTATAACTATAAATTATTTTTCAATAAATGGAAAGAATTCATCGTTAAAATCATCACTAAATGATATATGGACAACAAAATCTAAATTGGTATATAAATATTCTGTAAAGTCCGCCAATTTAGAAGGATTGTTTCTAAGATATGATCCAAAGTTTCCAGAGGAGTTAAGAGCTAATATAACTCCTCTTAGATCCGGATGCTCTTCTTCTTTAAATACTTCATAAGCTATTATTAAATCATCTATCATCTTTTTCTTTATCATTGTATATATCTGTTCGTTTTTAATCTTCATCTTCTTCGTCTCCTTCATCATTAAAATCTTCATTTTCAATATATTCGTAATCGCCATTCCATTCAACGTTAAAACCATCTTTACTACTATACTTAAATATCTTTCCGCATGGTTCATCTGATTCTTCAGAATCTTTACATATAACTTCAATATCCATTCCTAAAACACTTAACCATTTGAATAAATTACTTGTTGTTAAAGATCCTCTTTTACCATCAGCAGATGATTTAGTTTCTAAAGCAGCTTTTAAATTTGTTAAGAAATGTGCTTTTGTAAATAAATGTTTATATTGTTTTAAATCTATTTTCTTCTCATGTAACATAAGTTTTACTAAATGTTTAAAGCAATCATCATTACTTGGATCTAATTCTGGAAGATAAATATCTGATGATTGTGTTATCTGTTTCATAATCTTACGTTTAAGATTTGGGTCTACCTGTTCTGCTTGTTTTATTATAGATTGAATTGAATCGTCTTTAATATTCTCAAAAGCATATTTACTACTTTCTTCAGGATCTAATGAAAAATATACATTTCCTTTCTTATCTGTAAATATCCCATTTTTAAATTTCTTTTGTCTAGATATATCTCCTCTATAGATATAAATATATCCATCTCTAAGATATCCTGTATTCTTTTCTAATTTAACACCTTTATAATATGGTACAACGGAATATATATTTTCATCACCTTCAATACTTATTATACAATTTCCATATCCATAATTTATCATATAATAATACCTCCTATTTTATATTCGTATATATAATATATAATTAAAATATTAAATTATTACAATAAAATAAAAGCCTATGAGAAATTAATCCCATAGGCTTATGATTATTCAGCGTCTGCTGTTTCAGGATATAATATTTCGTTTATTTCATCTCCTGTCATTTCTTCTTTTTCTTTTAATACATTTGCAAAATCTCTTATTTGTTCTTTATGAGAAACAACCATTGATATAACTTCGTTATAACATTGATCTAATATTTTATTTTTGTATTCTTGTATTAAACCTATAACCATAGGATTTCTCATATCAAATGTTGATAATCCTAATTCTTCTATTAAAGCATAATTACATATCATAGCTTCAACTATTCCATTAGCTTTTTCTAAATCATTTGCTGCTCCAGTTGTAACATCACCGAAGAATACTTCTTCAGCAGCTCTACCAGCTAAGCAAACTTTTATTCTATTCATTAATTCTGATTTACTTTGTAAGAACTTATCATCTTCTTCTTCGTTCGCATGCATTACAAATCCTAAAGTTGTACCTCTAGGTAATATAGATATTTTTTTAGTTTTGTTTACTTTATATATTTCATTTGCAAATAAATGACCTGTTTCATGTATTGCAACTGTATCTTTTTCTTTTTCACCTAATCTCTTAGTTTCTGATTTAGCACCACATATCATTTCTTCAAATGCTTTATCAAAATCTTCTGCTTCTATAACATCTTTACCTGCTTTTAAAGCTTTACGTGCAGCTTCATTTGCAACTACTGCCATATCAGCACAGTTCATTCCACTCATGTTTCTTGCTATCTTTTCAAAATCTACATCTTCTGCTAAAGGTCTTCCTTTAGAGTTTATTTCTAATATTCCTTTACGGCAATCAAAATCTGGTAATGATACTTCTATTTTGAAGTCGCAACGTCCAGATCTTAAGAACGCTGGGTCTAGAAGATCTAACATATTTGTTGCGAATATCATTATAACGTTATCATTTTCAGGTGACGCCATTTGAACTAGAAGTTCATTTAATGTCGCATTTCTTTCTTTATTGTTTTCAGAACCATCTCTTTTAGCAGCTATACTATCAACTTCATCTATATATATTATTGATAAAGGATGTTTTCTAGCTTCTTCAAATTTAGCTCTTATAGATTTTCCTGATTCTCCTAGGTATTTACTTATTATATCTGCAGATGATAATGGGAAGAATTTAGCATCTATCTCATTAGCGAATGCTTCAGATATATAAGATTTTCCTGTACCAGAAGGTCCGTATAATAATATACCTTTTATAGGTTTTATATTCCATGCTTTATATTTTTCAGCATTTTTAAATTGATCTATAACATCTCTTAATTTATCTTTTACTTCATGCATACCTACAACATCATCAAATG